AAAGACTATTGTGATGAGATGTTTGCATCTAAGGTTGTTGGAATCTTCTCTGACAAGTATGAAGATGTGAAGTTTATCAATGAAAGCTTTTGTTATTGGTCCAAAAAAGCTAAAGATTATCGAAATGTCAAAGAAAAAGATATGGGTTCGATATATCTTGAGGTAGAATCTACTAGAGGCAAGACTGATTTTATCACACTGAATGAAGTAATCACCTAAATAGAAAACCATGATTAAATATCGAGTAATCGAAGAACAAATCTTGGAAGAAGGTTTGACTTTTAATGATGCCTTAACAGTAATAGAGATGTTAAATGAACAGGGTAGAGTAGCAAGGATGGAAAAATACAATATGTTTCCATCTGCTAGACTAGGACGTGACCCTGACTTACATTGATCCTTATAAATAATAATATAATTATTTGAGGATTATAATGACACAAGATTTTATGGGAATGGACGGATTCCTCTGGTTTGCTGGGGTTGTCGAAGACAGAGAAGACCCCGAAAAAGCCGGAAGAGTTCGTGTCAGATGTATTGGTTTACACACAGCCAATTTAGATGAACTTCCAACAGAAGATTTACCGTGGGCACAAGTCATGGCTCCAACGGACACTCCTTCTATGGCCGGAATGGGAAACACACCTTCATTTCTGGTTGAGGGAACTCATGTCATTGGGTTTTTCTTAGACGCTGCAACCATGCAACAACCGATGGTGATTGGTTCAATACCTGGCCAACCTGTTGAAATAGCTGATCCTGATGTTGGGTTTTATGATCCAAATGGAGTTTATCCTAAAACAATAAATGAGCCAGACACAAATAGATTAGTTCGTGGGTCTATTGGTGAAACACATCCCTCTCTTATTAAAAGACGAGGAATGAAACAAACTGAAGTCCCTCTTTCAACAAAACCATTTTTTGCGGCTGGTGTTCAGCCCGGTGTTACAGAGGATGTAAGAAAAACATGGAATGAGCCTGACCCTAAATCAAATGCTCCGACCTTTTACCCTTTCAATCATGTACATGAAAGTGAATGTGGTCATATTCATGAAGTGGATGATACGCCGGGAGGTGAAAGATTATTAGAGCAACATATATCTGGAACATTCACAGAAATACATCCTACGGGAGATAAGGTTGTAAAAGTTGTCGGTAAAAACTACGAGATTATTGTATCAGATAGTAACATACTGATAGAGGGTGACCTCAATGTAACTGTCAACGGCAACAAGAACGAACTCATCAAAGGTGATTATGTTCTAGAGGTCGAAGGTGATTCGTATACCAAGATTCACAAGAACCAAAGAATACGAGTCGGTGTAAGGGGAGAGAAAGCAGGCGGTGGAAATCGTGAGGAAGAGATTTTAGGAAGTCATGCTTTTGATGTTAGACAATCTGTTAAGGGTAGAGTTGGTAGCGCAAAGGATGGAGCAAGAGATTTTGATGTTACAATCGGTGGCAACGAGACTAGAATAGTTGGCGGAACTTATGACCTAAATGTTACAAAAAATCTTACACAGATATCTTTGGCTGACATACTGATAAATGCTAAAAATAATATGTCACTTAAAACAACAACAGGTATTGTTGCGATTGGCGCCGGTAGTAACGTGAATATTCGGTCATCTGCTGAGATGAAAATTAAATCTGGTAGCACATATAAACTGCAATCAGTTGGAGCTGCAAATGTAACTTATGATTCAACATTTAATGCTAAACATACTGGGGCCACCACTATGAATTATGTCTCAACACATGATTCTAAATATGATGGGATTGCAACATTTCATTATGTTGAGGCTTTCAAAGAGAAGATTGATGGAGATACATTTGTTGATAAAGCTGAAAGCAAAGTGGATCATGTTCATGCAATTCCATCACCCGGCAGAACATCTGATACGGATGGTGTTGATGCGATAACACCAACCGCACCGACATTACCGTAGGAGAGTTGAATGGTTGATTTTACTACACCAAATCTATGTGGAGCAAGTGAAGAATTCAATAAACTTGCAGGTCAATTCTCTAGTATCAAGGATTCCCTTCAAGGTTCATTGGAAGGTGAGATTGATGCTTTAAAAGGTGAACTGACAGCATCATTGGCTGTTTTAGAAGCAGACATAAAAGGATTGATTCCAGAGTTGCCAGATATCCCTGATATTAGTTTGATATCTGAAATACAAAGTTTGGTATCATTACCGGCCGGTAGTCTTGCAAGCTTGACATCTTTGGCAAACATTACCTCTCAATTTGGTGACGCTCTTTCTCAAGCGGGTTTCTCTTTGGACAGTCTTGTGAGTGATGCAACAGCCGCATTTTCTGGTGGCATTGATTTGTGTGGTGGTGGTCTTCCAAATTTTGTCATTGGACCAGACGGCATTCCGACCTTGAAACCAGAAGATTCTGGTATGCCAAATACAGACCCAGAGCGTGTGGATGAGGATGGCAAACTTTTAGCTGAAGCACCGTCTTCACTTTCAACCCCTTCTGCCCAAATTAATACCTCTAACGCTGCACTTGCTGCCGATGCCGCAGCCGGTGCTGCCGCAGTAAAAGAAAATCTACCAAAAACAGATTTGGCTTCTGAAAGTGGAAACGTATCTGACGCAGCAAAAAAAGAGTATGCTAAACGAGATGCTATAATAAGAGCTAAACTACAAAAAGACGGCAGTGCGCCAACACCACAGGTTCAAAAAGCCGCTAACGCCACCTCCACAGTTTCAAATTTACCGCCAAAGGATTCACTATTGAGTCCTGATGAGTTTATAACTAAGTTGAAAGGTTTTCAAAATAGAATAGCTGTGGTGGAAAATATGGTTAAAAAAGCAGCCACCAGAGCCTCGCATATATCACAAAAAAGTAAGAAACCAGAACCAGATAATATACTGGCAAGTGGCACTGAAAAACTTGTGAGAGACGACTCTAAGTCATTTGATATAACAATTACACGGCCTGATGGCACGCCTTTGACATACAAAAATCTAAGTTTTGCTGGTAAAAACAGCAGAATATCTAAAGTTGCCAAGGTCAATTGGTACTCCTTTTTTAGGCCATCAACATTCGCTAATCGACTGATTAAAATTGGTTTAGATGGAGGGGCAGAGCGCCTGGGTAGGCTAGCTGCTGAAGGTGAGACGCTTGGCGCAGCAGATATTGAGCGTCTTGTAGATGCTCTTGAAGGGGATGCTCCGTCTGTAGTTGAGGTATTTGATGAACTGTATAAAGGAATAGAAAAAACATATGCTGTTCCAGTTTAACGAAAGTGTCAATAATGATAATAAAAAAACTAGTTACACTGAATGTATTATATTGGTTACCTGATTATAACAACATCCTGCAACAATTTACTTGGCAGACAAAAGACATAGTTCCAGAGTACCCAAGAGTGCATAAGTTTTTAAACTATTGGCATGAGGAAATTGACGCAGTAATAGCAGAGGTTCAGATTGCTCATAGCGACAATCACGAATACAGACCTGTGAAAGATTTTACGATTATAAAATAAAATTTGTCGTTATAAATAAATGAAGGAGCAATCATGTCAGGATTTACAGACGCACAAGGACAGAATGATATATCACGCAATGTGCGTCAGTATCGTGACCTTGACCTTTTTTTTGGCAGGAAGCCTGTTAGTGGTGATGTAAATACACTAACAGATGTTGCGAATATAAAACGTGCTGTTAGGAATTTAATTTTAACTAATGTATACGAAAAACCTTTTCATCCAGAAATTGGTTCTGGTGTAAGAGATATGTTATTTGAAAATATGACTCCATTTGTGGCTATAATGTTGACAAAGAGAGTTGAAGATGTTATAGAGAACTTTGAACCAAGAGTCAGACTAATGAGTGTTAGCGCAAGACCAGATTTAGACCGAAATATTTATGAATTGACAATTACATTTTTTATTCTTAATGCTCCCACAGAACTTGTAGAGGTAGATATGTTTCTAGAGAGATTACGATAATGGCAACAAATGATAAAAGATTAATTGTTTCAGAATTTGATTTTGATGATGTTAAAAACAATCTCAAAACTTTTCTTGAAGCTCAAGATGAATTCACAGATTTTAATTTTGAAGGTTCTGGTATAAGTGTTCTTTTGGATGTATTAGCATACAATACTCATTACCTTGGTTTCAACATGAACATGCTTGCAAATGAAATGTTCCTAGATAGTTCATCTCTTCGATCAAGTGTCACCTCTCATGCAAAAACTTTAGGTTATGAACCTGCATCAGCAAGGGCACCAAAAGCGGTTATTGATGTTACTTTGTTTGATTCTGTTAAAGCTACAGGGTCAATTCCAGCTGGAACAGTATTCACCTCTTCAGTCAATGATGTTTCTTATAAGTTTGTTACTGTAAATGAATTTACTGCTTCAAATTCTGGAAATTCAATTCCGTTTCTAAATGTTCCAATATATGAAGGCACATTTATCACAACACAATACACTGTTGACTCAAGTGATGTTGATCAAAGATTTGTTTTGACTAATAACAGAGCAGATACAAATACACTAACAGTTACGGTTCAAACTTCTGCAACAGATACATCATCTACAACTTATACAAAAACCACAGATATTTCACAAGTCACTTCAACGAGTGCAAATTATTTTTTACAGGAAGTTGAAAATGGTTTGTTTGAAGTTTATTTTGGTGATGGTATCTTAGGAAAATCTATTTCGGATGGCAACATTGTTGTATTGACATATGTGGTGACCAATAGAACAGATGCAAACACCGCAACCACATTTTCAAATGCAGCGGCTATTGATACAGTTGTGGATGTTCAAGTTTCTACAGTTGAACCTGCAAGTGGCGGTGCTTTCCCAGAAAGTGTCGATTCAATAAAATTTAATGCTCCATTAGATTATGCGGCACAAGGCCGGTGTGTCACTGCTGAAGATTATAAACTATTTGTAAAAAGATTTTATCCCAACACCGAAGCAGTATCTATTTTTGGTGGTGAAAGTGGTTCTTTCGACCCTACATTGGGTGTCAGTTCTGTGCAAGAATTTGGAAAGGTCTTTATATCAATTAAATCTACAACGGGTAATTTTGTGCCAGAAATTGAAAAAAGACGATTGGTTGAAGACCTTTCGCCATTTACTGTTGCTTCAATCACACCAGTTATTGTTGATCCAGAAACACTGTATCTTATATTAGATGTTTCTGCAAGATTCAATTCTAATCTTACCACATTAACATCAGATGATTTACAGGGCACTATTACAAATACTCTTACAAATTTCAACAACAACAGTTTAAAATCATTCAATAGTGCGTTCAGACATTCTCAAGTAACTAAATTGATTGATGATTCTGATACGTCAATCACAAGCAATATTACAAAAGTTGTTCTAGGTAAATTTTTTACTCCCACATTAAATGAAAGTATTGGGTATACCATATCTTTTAATAATGTAATTTTTAATCCTCACGCTGGCCATAATATGAATGAAGGTGGAGTTATTGCATCTACTGGATTTAAAGTTAGCGGCGATACTATTAATGAAATGTTTTTTGATGATGATGGTAACGGAAATATAAGAAGGTTTTATATATTAGCTGGTGAAAAGAAATATGTGGATAATACTGCCGGAACTGTTAATTATGGAAATGGAACAATAACATTGAATCCTCTTACTATAAATCAAGTATTAGATGTTGATAACACTTCCTCGACTCAGATTAGAATTACAACTATTCCAGATTCCGTAGATATTATACCAATTAGAAATCAGTTACTTGAAATAGATTTGGTAAATACTGTTGTTAATGTTGCTATTGATAGGTTAGGGGTTGGTGACATTAATAGTGTCAATACAGCTGACTTAGCAACATCATCCTTTACAAAAACAGTATCTGGGTATTAAAATGGCACCATTCGATAATCCACCAACATCATCTTTGAGTACAAAAATTTCTCCATTAATTGATGGACAATTGCCTGATTATGTTAGAGATGAAAATCCATTATTCTCTAAATTTATTCAATACTATTATGAGTATTTGGAAGCAGCCGAATTGCTTGTGGATGCTCAAGTTGATAATGTTATTCAAGAAACTTTTGATACTGCATATATCTTAGATGAAGATGGTAATCAGATTGTATATGAAGATTCGGTAGGAAAATTTTCTGTTGGGGAGACAATTACCGGCAGCACTTCTGGTGCTACTGCTACAATCCTAATTGATGACCAAAGAAATAATCGGGTATTCATAACTTCACAGCAGCAGTTTATTACTGGCGAAACTCTTGTCGGTTCAACATCGACAGCTGAAGGAACAGTAACAAGATATCGTGGCAATCCAGTTCAAAACATTCAGCAACTTTTAGACTATGCCGACACTGATAGAACAATACATGATTTCTTAGATCAGTTAAGTGTTTCATTTATGAATGCAATACCTAAAAAATTAGCTGATGGTATTGATAAAAGAAATCTGATAAAAAATATTCGGGAACTCTACAGGTTAAAGGGAACCAGTGAAAGTTTTAAACTTTTTATTAGAATTTTATTAAATTTAGATTCTGAAGTTGTCTATCCTAGAAAATTTATGATGCGAGCTTCTGATGGAAATTGGGACAGAAATTCAGTTATTAGAACTACTGCTATATCTTCAGCACTTGGAGAAGAATTAGTTGGTCAAAAAGTAACTGGATTAACTTCTGGCGCCACTGCCATAATTGCAGAATCAAACACTTTTATTCAAGGTGATGTTAGTATCACAGAATTTAATATTGACTTTGAAATTGGAAATTTTATTGCGGGAGAAATCATACAGGGAGTATCTTCCACCAGAAATGTTATACAAGAGTTTACAGTCTTAAATGTTTTAAGCAAATCCACAGTTACAAATGATGGCATTTTGTATTCAGCAAAAGATGAAGTGATTGTTAATAGTGACTTTGGTAATGGGTCGGCTACCGCTGAAGTTGCAAGCATTAAAACTGGTTCAGTTAGTGATGTTATTGTCGATAGTGTTGGTGCTGGTTACAAAATTGGTGACCCCTTAGTTTTTGCAAGCACAGAGACAAATGTTTCTCTACCAACAGGATTTGTTTCTGTTGTTGATGGTGCGATAAGTCTAAATGGAACAGATGAGGATTCAACTGATGCTGATGATTTTCTTGTTTATGAAGAAGCAACCACTGAACATTTAGGAACATTTGAGTTTGCTCTGGAATCAGGATTGAATGATGAAGCGACTGCTATTACAAATGGTGAAGTTGCTAATACAAATATCATACTACTAGATAATAATGTTGGAACCATCACTAATAATATGACTGTCTATGGTGCCGGTCTTGGTGAAGGCATTACAGTCACCGCAATAACATCTCAAAATAATATTACACTTAGCAAGATACTCACGCTTGCTGATAATACATCTCTTAGGTTTGTTGAGCCAGCTGGTATTTTGAGACTAGAAACTGGAACTGCAACTGCCACAGATTTAGGTCACAGCATCGTAAGTGAATTTCTAGAAATTCCCTTTCGTGACACATACACTACTGGTGCTGACCAGATGGTTCTTGAGGATGGAACTGTTGATTTGGGTGCAATTACAAAAATTCATCTCACAGATAATGGAAATGGATTTACTAAACTTCCAACAGTAACTATTGATCCAGCAAGAGGCACAAAGGTTTTAGATACTCAAGGTAACTATGATGACCCAGTAACAGCTGTTTTATATGCAATCACAACTGATATCGGTGGAATAGATGAGATATTAGTAAAGGATGGTGGAGCAAACTATTCTACAACTGAATTGCCAGATATAACTGCAAGAGCTAATTTTGTTGTCAAAGATGTTACAGGAACATTTGTAACTGGTGAATCATTAACAACTCATACTGGAATTGTTCAAAACTATGATAGTAGCACACAAGTTTTAGAAACTACTATTGAGGATGTAGTGAGAACTACACTTGAAACTACTGATGCCCTTCCAGTTGGACTAGAGGATGCGTCTGGTTCTATAGAAAGTTATTTTACACTTTCTGGTGGCGGAACTGATGATGGTTTTTATGACGAAGGGTTTCCACACACAGGGATTGTTGATGAGACAGACAGCAAACCCATTCTTTTAAATGCTACAGAATTAACTGGTGATGCGTTTGTTGAACTTGAAGATGATACTGGTGACATTCTTCGCACAGAGCCAAACTCATTTATTGAAAAAACACTTATCACTCTTGAAGACGAGAGTGGTGTTTTGGTTAGAGAGGATGCAGAGGAAACAACTCAAAAATTCATAAGAGAATTTCCAAGAGGCAGACAGCCAGCTAGAACTTGGTTAGATAAACTTGAATTCATAGCTGGCAGAAAAATTTCAGAGACTGAGTTTGAACCATCAAGACTAACTCCAACAAGTCATTATTTAAATGACCAATCATGGCAAGAAACTTTCGGTGTATATGTTCCAACATTGACACACAAAGCAACTGCAACTGCAATTGTTAATGGTGCAACTGCTACACAAAATGTCACACTTGATAATAATTCTGGAACGATAGATGAACAGATGTTTGTTACTGGAACTATTGCAACAGCTACGGTATCTGGTTCAACAGTTAATAGTTACGATCTGACAGTAATAGTTTCTAGTGGCACAATTCAAAAAGGTTTAGTAGTTGAAGGAACTGGAATTCCAGTAGGCACTCTTGTTTCTAGTGTAACAAATACAGAAGTATTTAGTTTAAATACTCAAGTAAGTTTATCTGAAGATACAATTCTTACGTTTAAACTGCCATCTAATATAGCTGTTACCGATGTTGTCTCACAGACAAGTATTACAATAGACTCCTTTGCTGATGGCACTTCGATTATTCTTGGTGACAATGTTAGCTTGTCATTTGAAAGTCCATCGACAAATGGTCCATTCGTAAAGGGTGAAGAAATAACCGGAGGAACATCTGGTGCAACAGCACTTATATTAGACCCTGCTGCTAACATGAAATTTATTTCAAGTAACGCTATAGATTTCATTGTAGGAGAGACAATCACTGGTGAGTCAAAGGTTGATACTGACGGCAATGTTGTCAACGCTACATCAGTAATTCAAACTCTTAGTCAAGCATTTATTGTATCGCCAGAGTCAATATGGACAGAATTTAGAATTGAAACAATAACGGAGAAAAATGCTCCGTTACTAGAAGATGCATCCTCTGATGTAATTTTCAGTCAAGAGTCTGAAGAGATAGTTTTAGAAAGTGCTGGGCAATTTAGAGAGACTATTACGGTTTCTGGTCGGCTTATTTTAGATGGCACAGATGGTTCATCAGCAAATGTTGGTGGATTAATTATCGGGGAACTAAATGGTGACACAATAGTTCTTGAGGATGAGGATGAGTCTTTCACTACTGGATTCAGTAAAACAAGCACTTTTGATTTTTATAATGATCAAAACTTTGGAATAATTTTAGATGGTGATTTTGATGATACAGGGAAAATCATTTTAGATGGAACAGATACAAATGGGTCTAATGCTGGCTCTGAAATAATAGATGAAAGCAGCAATGCTGGTGGAACCAGTTCTTTAGGTGTTATTGAGTTAGAAGAGGGTGGTGTTCTTTTAGGTGAAATCGAACCAGAGACAGGTGTTCTTGCCTTAGATGGTTTCAACTCTTCTGCAAAACATGCGGGCAGTAGTGTTATTCATGAAGTGGATGGAATAGATTTTTCTGCCGGAACCACTGTTATTACAACATCTGGTGGATTCTCAGCAACCATAGTTAGTGCTGATATCGCAAAAGCAACAACCTCTGTTGATACCTCTAGGAAAAGCATCATTGGTTATGGTAGCGATATTACTAGTATACTTGGAGAGGATTTAAACAGACTACAGGATTCTCTTTTCTACCAACAGTTTTCATATGAACTTCAATTAGGTGCTGGTGCTAATTCTTATCTAGATGAATTGAAGAAAGCTGTGCATCCAGCAGGATTTGCTGTTTTTGGTAAGGTTAAGATTGCACAGCAAGTCGATAATACTATGGTTCTCAATAGCAAACCAATGACCATTAGTAATTTTGTTGGTGATAGACCTATACAAGTTAAGAGGTCACTTGCAGCATTTGATATGCAACCGGGCAGTTTGCTTGATGTAATCGTTCAAGAAGATTCTTTAAGCACTGGAATAAACGAGTTTATGGTTCTTGATGGAACGGATACTGGTTCTTCAAATGCTGGAGATGATATTCTTCAAGAATCTGCTACAGCGGGAACGACAAGCAACAATCTAATTCTTGATGCAACAGATTTCAATGAGAGTGATGTTAGAGGAGATTTCCTTCTAGATGGAACTGATGATGATGGAACTGATGCTGGAGATTCATTAGAGTTAGAAGATGAGTTGCATGAACCTAAGAATAAAATTTTATTTGAACGTATTGATAATCCAAATGGCGTTAATCATAATGCACTGATTAAAGAGGATGGTAGTTTCTTAGTTCCAGAAACTTCGCCGGTATCTGGAAGTGGACCTTTACGGGTTGGAGAAACAACAGATGTTTCTGTTGTCAAATCCATATCACTGAAACTATCCACAAAGGCACCAGTGGGTCCATCACGAGCATCACTTGGTCTTGTGGGTCTAGCAACACCATTTGGTGGTGCAGATGCAATAGAGACAGAACTAGGAACAATTAGAAGTAAATCCGCTCAAGAAGCACACCACAAAAGAAACATTGGTATTATTCCAACATTCTTCCCTGTTGATATTAGACAGGATGGTAATCTACTTTCTGAGGATGACGGCGGAGGACCATCACTTTCAGAGTTATCAACATTCCCCTTATCAGATTTCGTAAGAACCGGAATTATTGATATTGGAACTGATGCATACAATACTACATCATCTTCAGAGACTGTTGGTATATTGTTAGAAGAAACTGAAGCGGGTTTCTTTAAACAAGAGGATGAATCTACAGTAGCTGCAACTCATGGAGATGATATTTTACTAGAGAATGCAACTGGTCCCAATCTTAATGAGAAATTATTATTAGAAAGTCTTCGCATTGAATTAGAAGACAATACTGATACAGCTGGTGTTGTGCCTTTCCAAAACTTTGAAACAAACACACTTGACAGCATTGCTATAAGTTCTGATATTTTATCAGAACAGGGTTTGAGTGTTGCGTTAGAAGACAATAGTGGCCCAGATCATATTCTTCTAAATGGAACAAACGAAAATGGAGAGGATGCTGGTTTCTTCTTGATTGACGAATCAGAATCTGGTTTCCAGATACTATTTGAATCAGTAGAGACAGGACACTCTGATAATTCTGGAATAATTATTTTTGATGGAACCGATACTGATTCTTCTGATGCTGGTGATAAGGCTTTGTTTGAACTACAAACAAGAAGTGATATACTAAACAATTCAGCATATTCTGTGCCCGGTGTTCCAACCTTTGATTCTGTTTCAGTCACTATAGATTCATCACTTGATATGTCAGTAGTATAAATAAGTTAGAGGATATAAAAAATGGCAAAACAATCAATAGGATTAGGTTCAGTAGCTGATGACGGCACGGGTGATACTCTGCGTATTGCTGGTGATAAAGTCAATGACAACTTTGATGAAATTTATACAGCACTTGGAGATGGGTCAACACTCACCTCCGTTGCTGTTACGGCAATCAATAATGCAACTGCTAATGAATTAGTCACAATTGGTGCAACCACCACAGAACTTGATGCTGAAGCAAATCTGACATTTGATGGTAGCACTCTTGCTGTTACTGGTAATATTACAGTTCCTAATGATGGTGATATTGGCTCTGTGGGAGCAACTGATGCGATACAAATATCTTCTGCCGGTATTATTACTTTCAAAGATGATATTAAAATCAAAGATGGGGGAACAATCGGTGTTGCATCTGCCACAACTGCTATCACAATTGCATCCACTGGTATTGTTACTTTTGTGGATGATATTCTTATCAAAGATGCTGGTACGATAGGTTCTGCATCTGATCCAGATGCCATTGCAATTTCAGCCGCTGGTGTTATAACTCTTAGTTCGACAACAGATTCAACTTCTGCTTCCACTGGTTCTTTAGTAACTCATTCTATTGGTGTTGCTGATGATGCATCATTTGGTGATCAAGTAACTTTATTTGGCGCATCTGGTAAGGTTAAAAGAGATGGCACTGCCGCATTCATCGTTATAGAATCTGGTGGAACGGATGGTGCTGGTACAGATGCGGGAGATAACATAATTGATGAAACTGATAGTGATGATATTATTTTAGAAGATCAGATTTTCCATCATACTGGTCATTCTTCTGTTTCTTTGACGATTTTTGATTCTGGTGGAGCCGTTGTTAAAAGTCTCATAGGAGTTCATCAAGATACTTCAGAGTTAAACTAAAATGACTATTCGATATCCACTATATGTAGACAATGGTAATCTAAGAGCCATGACCGACGCTGACCTTGTTCAGTGGCGCAAGAAAGCAATATATCAATATTCTTTAGACCCATCTGCATTACTTACTGTTGTATCAAACAGTGGCGCAAATATGGCTGCTATCACTGATACAAGATTGCGATCTGGTGTTTCTGTGGTAAGTGTAAGTGCAGACCCATCTGCTTCTACCAGCGCACCTTCATTAACAGTTGATGTATCTTTTGATAAAATTAATTTTGCTTATGACACAGACAACGATCAAGATAATGATACTGATGGGAGATCGTTCCCAGTTTATGCTGATAATGAAGGTAATATTCGAGCAATGTCGTTAAGTGATATGAAAGATACTTTTTTGCATCCTGCTATTGATTTGATGGTTGTAGCAGATGCCAGTGCAGACGATTCTAATGTTGCTGGAACATATCGAATTCATACAGCATCATCTCTCACTGATTTTACAGAAGTTTCTGGTGCTGGCACAGCAATATTTACAGATACAACTTCCACAGGATTTGCAGCTGGTAGTATTGGCACAGCAGGAACCACTCAAGAAGGTTCCTCAAGCACTGTTCAAAATTTCTTTTTATTGAGAAGGAATGGCACTGACGTAACGCCAGATCATAGTCCAATCTATATAACAGACAGTGGTAATTTGCAAACCTTTAGTATTGGGGCTGCTGGCACATTACTTGGAAATTGGTTAAAATATACCGCTGCACAATCAGCTGATGGATATAAAATTACATACGCTATTGGTGCAAGTGTTAGTGGAACACAGAGAGGCAGTAGTATACTTAACAAGCAATTAGGAAGCACAGTAACTAGCACTACTCTTGTTAATACTAACGACTATCGGGCACAACAATTTCCCTCTGGATCAGCAACAACCACCAATACATATTTGTTCAAAATAAATAAAGCATAAAGGAATATATTATGGCTATTTTTTCTAATAAAATTGTGGATGTATATTATACAGATGAAAATCTTTCTAATGTAACTATATTATATAATTATGAAAAGGATGGTGAAACTTTAGTGGGAGAGTATCATCTATTAGTAGATGAGACAGAAGCACAATTTCAAGATTTGATGAAAGAAGTGACATATCAAGATATTGAACTTGCTACATTAGAAATGCATAAGGCATATAGGAATCAACTTCAAACTCTTGTTGATGAAGAGGTTAAAAAAGTATCAACACAGCAAATATTGTCTGACCATCTTAAATCAACCGATGAACACTATAAAGTAATTTTTGAGTATGATCCAGATAAAGATGCAGATGAACTTTTTAAGTGCAAGATGTATTTGTTTACTTTAGATGTGGTAAAAAATGGTTCTAAAGGATACAGAACTAAAGTCAGAAAAGCAGAAAATATATTGGAGTTATGTAAACTATTTGATACTGAAAAAAGAAGAGTAGAGAGAAAAGAGGCAAAGTAATGGGAGCTTTCAAGGAATACGCTTTTGGTGGTGGTTCAATAGGATCATATAAACCTATGGCTGATTTGGGGGATACTCCTGCTAATCTTCATGCAGCAGCAGAAAAAAAGATTACACAATCTGACATTGACCAAATAGAGAAATATGCTGACAGACTTTTTGCCTCATTAGATATTGATGTAGAGTTTACTCGACACTTTATGGACAGAGTAAATGATGCTCGTAATATCAAACAGATTACAGTTGCAGAACTCATTCGTCTTTTCAAACAAGCATATCGAAGACACGGCAAGAAGATTGC